CGGGTGCCTCAGAGTCAGCCTTCACAACAGCGAAGTAATGGGCGCCCACGAGCGCGCGGGTATCGAGGTCCATCGTGCCGATGAAGGTTTTATAGATGACAGTGCCCGGCGCGTTGCCTTGGAATACGTCCGCGTTGCGCTTGCCGTAGTGCTCAGCGCACTTGGCGAGATCGGCCTTGGTAATGGTGGATTCAACGACCATGACGGCCTCTGCGTCCATAGCCGCGCGTGGCGGTCTCTGGTTCAGGCGCGGTCGCCGTTTCCACCAGTGGATCGGGTTCGTCATCGCTGATATCTTCCACCGGCGCGGGTTCGGGGGCGGGGGCGGGCGCGGCAGGCAGTGGTACCGCTTCGATGCGTCCGCACATGATTAATTCATCGCGCAGCATGCCGGTCGGGAAAATGATATCGCCTTTACGGTACATGCCGTAAGCGGATTTAACTCTGTAGGGCTTTGGTGTTTTCATCGTGCCTCCGGCGGCTTGCCGTGTTTGATGTAATCGGATACGCGCTGGTAAATCGGTGACAGGTCAGCGCTGGGCCAGAGGATGCAATCCTCGATATGCCCAATAACCACGTGGTTAGCGAGGCAAACGCGGCGCCCTGATTCCTTCCACTTGAACCAAAAATCAATATCGGCATCTACGTGGCCGTCACCCCATCCGCCATCCGCTGCCGGTCGCGCGGCCATCCAAGGTTTCGGGAAGTCGCGCAGCTTGTCGGCGCGGATGAAGGTCAGCCCGAAGTGGCCGGTGGCGATGTCGGAAGTCAGTCCGTCGAAAATACCAGCAGGTACGGTGCTCATGGACTTGCCTGATTCGTCGCGCATCGTGAACAGCGGCGCGTTGCTGCCACGTCCAGACTGCATCGGCACAAGCGCGTCAATCGTCGGGTGCGTTTCCATGATCCGGTAGAGTTCCACCACGTCCTGTGTCGTGAACAGCGAGTCATAGTCGAGCGTGCAAATGTACCGGCACTCCGGGCGCGCGATCTCTTCTTCAATAGCGTTGCACAGGTGCTGATTCCAGAAGCATCCAGAAAACGAACGCACACGGGCTTTGACTTTTTGCAGCGCCTCGTATATGCAGCGGTGATGCTCGCTTGGTCCGTAGCGCGGCGTGGCCAATACAAACGACACACCATCAAACGCAAGTTCGCCAGATGGAACGCTCGGCTTGTATCCCACCATGTTCAGGCTGATTTCGAGACTAGAACAGTCCTTCACGTCGCTCTGGAATATCCGCACGCGCTCAAGTCCCGCCTCGCAAAACATCGCGCTCAGCTTATCCCGCGTGAACACCGCGCCGTGGTGGTCGTCGCTGTCCATGTGCCCGCCCATCAGGTAGCCCTCGGCGTTGATTGGAATACCAGCCGCCACTGTGTGACAGATGATTTCCATATCAGGCACGCAGACCTTCAACGCACCGCCGGGTTTCAGCACGCGCACCCACTCTTTAATCACATCCATCGTGATTCGGTGGCTGAAATGTTCCAGCACGTGGCTGGCACGAATCTCATCCGCGCATGAGTCCGGCAGTTCAAGCGGGTAAACTTCCTCGCCTGTCTTGCGGTCCATGTTTTTGTAGCCGGGCAGTTCGCAGCCGCCCGCGCCAAGATTCAACTTTAGGGTGTCGGGCGTAGTGCGCCGCGTGTTCGCCTCGATGTTTTTCAGCACGTTGGCGGGATCTGATTTCTTCTTCATCTCAATTCCTTCCGGGAATCTCTGGGTTAAATCCTTCCCATCGCGCCGTGGTTGCGGATGAACCCGCAGAGCCACGACGCGAGTGGGGAAGGAAGGAGGGAGTTACACGTAGATGATGTCCGTCGCGCCAGACAGCGTGTCGGTGTTCGGCGTAACGGCGCCGCGCCCGAGTACACCCAGCACTGCCGTGGTCCGCGTGGTCGCGGTGCCGGTGATGCTGATGTTCACGTAACGCTTGCGGGCGTTGGCCAAGTTCACATCGAAGACAATGGTATCGGTGGAGCTGGTCGTGGGCGTCGGGATGATGAATCCGCCCGTGGCCGCAGTGCCACCAACCGCGCCGCTGATGTCAGTGAAGGCAGTCGTGGTGTCGCCTTCCTGCAACTTGAGCGCACTCATGAGTGCGCCGGTGGCCACAGCCGCGCCGATGTAGTAGACGCGAAGGTGGTCATATCCAAGCGTGTCAACGTAGCCCGATACGGCAGTCGTGCCGATGGTCTGCGGAGCCACGAGTTGTGACGATTTGGTGTTTTGAATTTCAATCATTCTGGTTATACCTCGTAAGGTTTAGCCGGGCGGTTGCCCGCCCGGCTGTGGTTATCAGGTGGTGCCAATCAGCGCGACGATGGGTCCGGCAACGCTGGTGTCGCCGTAGTCATGCACGTTGATGTCGATGCGTTCGGTCGCCTTCACCGCGATCTGGTCTTCGGCGAACTTGTAGTCGCTGGACTGGGCGAAGGTGAACTCGCGGCGGTCGCCCATGGTCGCGGCCATGGAGAGGTCGCCGAAGAGCAACATGGTCGTGGCGTTGATGGTGCTGGCCGTTGCGGGCAGTACCTGCGAAACGATGATGGGATAGCCCATGAACGAGGGCTGGAACGCGCCGCTCACGCTCTGGATGGTGTTACCGCCAGCGGTAAGCGCGAGGCGCTGGAATACCGTGGAATAGCAGAGCTGGGAGCAGAAAAACTTCGCGTTCGGCTGCGCATACTGAGGCAGAATACCCATCAGCCCGGTCAGGTCGGCCGCGTCAATCTCGGCGAAGGTGTCGTGCCCACTGGCAGCGGCGTAGTTGCCGATAAGGGATGCGTTGGACTCCAGCGCCTTGGTCAGGCCAAGCACGCCGTTATAGGTGCTGGTTCCGTCACCGATGAAGCCGGTCTCGTCTTCCTTCTTGGCGAAGGCGTAGGCAGCTTCCTGTGCAAGGTCATCCGCCATATTGATGATGGCGTCCTCGTTCAGTTCGCTGGGGATGAGCGCGTAAACGCCCAGCTTCTTGGCCACGAGGTTGATGTTGTTCCAGCTCTTCGTGCTTTCGGTGATCGCCGTGTTTTCGCTGGACCAATACGCGGTCAGTCCCCCGGTCCGGCGTGCGGCCGTCATGGTGTCACGCATCATCGGAACGACGCGGGCATGCTGGCGGAATACGCCGTAGGTCTCGCGCAGGTCGATGATCGTCTGGCTGAATTCGTTGGGTACCAACGCGCCGCCAGTCGTGTTCAGGTTCTCGCTGTGGGCGCGGGTGTCCACGTCCATGCCGCCGTAGTCACGGCACCAGCGGGCAGCAGATGTGTTGCCGTACACGTTGGCGCGAATCCACTGTCCCGATTTATAGGCGTCCATTTCAGACTTGAACGCCTTCAGCTTGGCGTATCGGGTGAATTCGATGCGGGGGCCCTTGTCCTCGGGATGCGCACCGTTCAGGGGCTGCATAGCCGGAGCGCGGCGGGTCTCGGGCTGATTCTGGGAAGCCAGGTCGGCGGCAATCTTCGCGTTGAGCGCATCGCTTTCGCGGATGTCTTCAATCTTCTTGGCGAGGATGTCCGCCTCTTTCATGTTGGCAGCGATGTCAGCTTTTTCGCTGTCGGTAAAAGAACGGTCTTCTTTCTTGGCCTTCGCTGCAATGTCGGCGTTCGTGCGCAGGAGATGGTCCCGCTCGCCTTTGAGTTGTTCGATATCCATCTAGGATGTCCTTGAGGTTTAGGAGCGCGCACAAAAAAAAGGCAGCGCGCACCAAGTTGATTGGTTTACGCGCTGCCCTAAGCAGCAAAATCTATAGAAGGGTTCCCGCCCTAAGCGGTCCCAGTGGTTATATTGTACTACGGGAAAAATGCCCGTCACTAAAACATCAAAGCACGCGTTTCAACTCCCGCGCGGTGTGTTCCATAATATCATCGGCGGTCAGCACTGCCCGCGTTTCAATCCTTGCAGTGCCACCCAGTGAGGCGGGAATGTTCCGGTAATGCAATTCCCTGCACCGTTCACCGTCGATATTTTCAGCGGCGCCCATCTTGCGGTCGGCAAAGCCCGCCGCAATGGCTTCGTCTGCGGTGAACCATGTTTCCTCGGCCATCCACTTCTTCATCTGGTCCACCGTGTTGCCGCTGCGCCCAGCAAGGATGCCTGTCAGGTCGGCGTCGATGCGGTCAAGGAATACCGCCGTGTCGCGTAGCTGGCTGGCGTTGCCCTGGGCCACGGTCCACGCATTGTGAACCATGAGGTAGCTGCCTTCACCCATGGTGATTGTGTCACCCGCCATGGCGATGATGCCCGCCGCGCTGGCGGCAAGTCCGCGAATTTCAACATTCACGGGCGCGGGATGTGACTTCAAGGTGTTGTAAATAGTGTTGGCCTCAAACACGTCGCCGCCGGGACTGTTGATGATGACGTTTATTTGCTTAGCGTCCGGCACTGCGGCCAGCGCTTCGATGACCTTGCCACTGCTCACTCCGTCCGGTAGGTAGCGAGACATCCACGTTGGCATCACTTCGTCCAGCATGTAGATGTCCACAGCGTCCGCAGCGGCGCGCGGCATCGAGAATTCAGCGCTGCGCACCTCTACGCTGGTTGCATCGTAGGCCGGTCCGTCAACGGGAGACACATCCACCAGATCCACGTCCAGCAATTCGCACGTAGGCGGGTCGGTGCTGTAATCCCAGCGCGTGCCTTTGTTCTTATCTGGAATAGAAAAGGCAAACGACGACTTGTTGATATACCCGCCTTCCACCAGCGTGAACAGTTCGCGGGCGGCTTGGGTGTCGGGCGGTTCCAGTAATTCGTAGTCAAGCCCGTTGTCGGTCTTAATCAGGCGCAGACTCTTGTTCGCCGTGGTTCCGACGGTGAAAATGCCGCGCGTGTGCTGCACATTCATGGAAACATGACGGCGCCCAGCCGCTACGTCCGCAAGTGTGCGGTCAAATGCCTTGGCGTTGACCTTCTCACGGAAAACGCCGCCGCTGTATCTCATCGGCATGCTCAGGCTGTTGAACGTGGCCGCGCGGCCTCGGATGATGCGTCGGTCGCCTTCGGCGCGCACTTGCACCGGGCTATCGGTCAGGCTGCGAAATTGCATAGCTTCTCCATTAACGCAGACGCCGCGAGCCGTGCCCGCGTCCCGTTCTGCCATGTAGTGAGGTCGTTTACTGCAATGTCGGATTGGCTGCGCTCGCAGTGACATTCCGCGTACCATTCAGCAATAGATTCGCTGTCAGGAATGCCTAGCGCCAGATTGGCCGCGCCGACAACTTCGGTCATACATGTTTTAACATATCCACGATGCTCTGTGTAGAAATCAGAATCGGCCTTGGCCTGCTTTGCCTTTCCCGTTTCAACCCGCAGAATACTGGCTATCTTGTTCTCAAACACCAACCGAAACGCCTCGCGCACGCGCGCGGCTTGTGCAGGCGCCGGAGCCGGTGCGGCTTGCTTATCTATCACGTCGTCCACGCGGTCAGTCGGTATCAGGTTCGCCTGCATGAATCGGCGGTCGCCGTATTCCACGGGATTCTCGTCTTCCAGTTCGAGGATATCGTTGGCGCTGATAGCGCCCATGTAAAACATCTCTTTGTAGAACGTAGTCCGCGCGGCGGTGTCGCCACGCATGAGGGCTTTCAGGTCGATGTCGATGTAGATACCCGCGTCGAGGTCTTCGTCCGAGAATAGCTTGAATTCAAGTTCAGACTTCAGCCGGTCGCGCCAGCCGTCGAGGGTGTCGGTGGCGTACAGGATGTTATCCTGCTCGATGTTGGCGTAGTGGGCATTCTCCAAATGCTGGACTTTGTGCGGCGGCATTCGGAAGATGCGGCACACGTCGATCACGGTTGAGTTGGTCAACTCCGTGGCCTGCGCGTCTTCCATGTTCGTAGATATCTGGCTCCACGTCATAGCCTCTTCCAGCATCAAAATGCTGTGTGCGTTTGCAGCGCCGCTGTACCGGTTCATAAACTGGCGGCGCAGGTTTTCAGATGCCTTATCGCCCAGTGTGGCTGGGTGGGTCAGCACGCCCGATGGCGTGGCACCGTTGCCAAAGAATGAGCCGGTGTATTTCTGGATAGCTAGCGCGGTGCCAAGTACCTGAGCCGCAAGCTGCGGTTTTGAGTATCCCGAAATTGCATCGTGCCCAAGGTCGTGCAAATGAATCACTGCGGACTGCGGCAGCGCCTGATTCTCGGGCATACCCTGAATGTTGTACATGATCTGGCCCGTTCGCTGACTGCGCGCCACGCGGATGCTATTCGGGTCCAGATTATAGAACGCCACCGGGCGTCCTGCGCCGTCGCGGATAATCTCAGCGTAGCCACCGGGGTAAGCGCAGGCGTGAGCAAACAGCGTCGCCCAGAAGGTGTGCGCGTCGGTCTCAGGGTTCGGCCTGCGGAACAACCTAGACAATGGGTGTCCGGGAAGGTCAGTATGGATGCGCCCGTTCTTCTGCCGTACTTTCTTCGGCATCTTCGCCATATCTTCGGATATGTTCCGAACGCAGGCAAAGAATGTCATCACCATCATAGCCGTGTGCGCGGAGACGTGCTCGCCCGACGTAGTCGCCTGCCCGCTGCCGTAGGTGCGGTTGAGCCAATCCACGATAGCGTTGTTGGGGGCTGCGCGTGTTTCGACGGGACGGCCATAGGCGTCCAATATAGTAACGTCGGCCAAAGTTAAGATCTCCGCAATTTACTGCTATAATTTTAGCACGTGTTTTTCACTCGAAACTAAAACCATGCGCGGATAGAATTAGTTCCTGTGCGGCCAGGGTGTCGCCGCTGTCGAGCGCATCTGAAATCTGTAACAGCAATTCGCGCACACGAAACACCACCTCCACGTCGGCATACTCGTAGCACTCGTATGTGACGAACCTGTGGCCATTCGGGCATACGCGGGTGCGGGTAATAACACTCCATCCATCGGGGTCTACCTTTTGCCGCGTCTCGGCTTTACGATTTGCCCACTGTTGGCACGTCGGACAGTTCATTCGTCCACTCCAAATTCAAGAAAGCCGCGCGTCTCGTAAATACTGCCCGTGGTCTGGCGCATCTGCAGCGCCATGGCAACGGCCATCACAGCCGTGACTATACCGTCAATCTTTCCCTCGCTCTGCGCCTTGCCCGGTCGCTGGCATCCAGTGGCGTTGCGTATCAGTACCGCGTTGCTTGCCTGCCACCGCATGATGGGGTTGTCGCCGTGCCCAAACTGCCCACCGTTCACGAAACGCAGAAACTCCGCCGTGGGCGCCGTCATGTTCATGTAGTTACACTTGAAATAGGTTATATTCCAGTTGTCTTCCATCAAGTTCTGGCAAAGCTGCACGCCTTGGAATAGCGGGTCAACGGCGAGGTTCTTTATGTGGAAGTCTGCCTGAATCTCGTTCAGTCGGGCGCGGATAACGCCATAGTCGATCTGGTCGCCGGGCAGCAGTTCAACAACGCCGTCTTGCTCCCATGCCGTGAATGGAAAGCGGTATTTCTGCTCGTACTCCATGGCCTTCGCCTTCGGTATCCAGTGCCACCACTTGGCATCGAATCCACCGTCCTCTTTATCGAATAGCAGGCACAACGATGTCATATCGGACGTGCTTCCAATGTCCAGACCCGCACCCACTACCTCGCGGCCGCGGAAGTCAATCATGCCGTCGTTGGCGTCCCACTTCTCGCTTGATATCATCCGCTCGCTGGTCTCAGTGCGGATGTTCAGGAACAGGCGTTTAAACACGTTCTCATAGGACGGATCGGCCAGCGCGCGGCTGCACTGATTCTGCAGGAACTCAACCGTCACGGATTTGCCGAGCATCGGGTTAGCTTTGGCCCAAACGGCGGGGTCTTTCCAACAATCGGGGTCCTTCTCCATTTCCGCCGCGCTGATTTCATATATCACCGGCAGAAACGTCGGGTCGCTGATAACGCCGTCCCTGACCTTCGTGGCGTAGCTGTGAATCGTGTTGCAGGCAGACTCTCGTTCGTAGTCGGATGTCGTGGTGTAAATCATCATAGGCGACGTGCGCGCGCCCATGGAGGTCTTTAACACGTCTATCAATTCGCTGTTAGGGTAGGCATGAATCTCATCTGCCGCCACGAAATGCGCGTTTAGCCCGTGCTTCGTCCCGGCGTCGGCCGTCAACGCCCGGTAGATGCTGTGGTCCTTTAACAACTCATATGACGCCGTTGTCTTGTAAACCTTCACCCGCTTCAGCAGTTCCGGGTTGGCGTGCACCTGGGCGTTGGCAATCCGGCGGACCACCTTGGCCTGCTCAAGGTTCGCGCCCAGTGAGTAGTTCTGCATCCCGACTTCGGGGTCGCAAAACATAACGGCATTGATGATACAGGCAATCAGGGTGCTCTTTGAGTTCTTGCGCGGCACGAAATACAAGCATTCCCTGTAACGCCGATATCCCGTGCCCACAGCCAGCCAACCAAACATGTTGAGCACGATAGCCGCCTCGTGCTCCTGTAGGATGTACGGCTGGCCCGCCACCTTGCCTTCGATGTGCGTGAGGTGGGTTTCGATGAACTCCACGTACCGCATTGTCGTGGGCAAGTCGAAGTAGTACCCGTCGCTGTCGCGGAACGGGTCGTAGCCGGGCAAGCTGCACAACAACTCACGGATGTCGTCTGTTATCCCTTCGCGAATAGCGATCTCGCCTCCAGCACCTTTGAATCCTTCACGTCGGGCTTCGGCAGTCCGACACGGCTGGTCACCGTCTGCCCGCACTTGTCCATCAGTGATACAGCCGACTTCGCCGCTTCGTCCGCGCCCCTTCGGTCGCCGTCCGCCCGGCGTTGGTAGTAGTCCGCCACGCGCTCGCACATCATGCCAAACGCCATGACATCCATGGCAGTCAGTAGTCCCTCGTTGAAAGCAGGCTGGGCATGTGCCCGCCAAATAGCGCAGCCGCCTTCGGATAGCCATTCCGGCGGGTCCGGCGCCACACGAAGGGCGGCCACCTGTATTTCATCCACGCGGTCCGGTAGTTTTGCCAGCCAACTCCCACGCGCGGCAAGTACGGCGGTCGGGGTCTTGGCTGGGCCTCGCTTACCCATAACGGCATTCCTTATTTAGACCTATTTTTCGCACGAGCTGCAATGGGAGGGGGCCTATGCTTACATCGTCCGGGACAATGCAGGCGTGCCGGTTGAGTTGGTAATACTCGACCCGTCCTGCGTCGAAACTATGACATCGAAGACGACGGGCGAAATCGTTTATCGCGTCTATAATCAAATCCTTTTTTCAAACGAGGTGCTTCACACGCGTGGCCTTGGGTGTATGGGAATAGATGGCTATCGGATTGCGTACATCGCCCGCGAGGCACTAGGTTCCGCGCTGGCTATTCAATCATCCCGCGCTTCATTCTTCGGTAAAGGCATGATGGCAAGCGGTATGTTGAAGCACCCGGCAGTGTTGAACGATCAAGCACGTAACCGGTTGAAAGAAGACTTCCACGCAGCCTATGCCGGTTCCGAGAATGCGGGCCGGACGATTCTGCTTGAAGAGGGCATGGAATACCAGACGATATCCGTTGACCCCGACAAGGCCGAAATGACCGGACTGAGTGACATCACGGTGGAAGAAGTCTGCCGCCTCTTCAGGATGCCGCCCCATAAAGTGCAGCACCTTCGTGATACGTCCTATAATTCAGTAGAACTGCTTTCAATTGAATACGTGGGTGACGCACTGTCGCCGCACGCCGGGCGGTTCGAGGCTGAAGTCGATTTCAAGTTGTTGCGACCTAAAGAACTTGACGACGGACTGTATACCGATGTAAACCTGAAAGCGGCGATGCGTGCCAGCGCAGCGGAACGCGTGGCGTTTTACAAGGAGCTTTACTACCTGAGCGCCATGAACGCCAACGAAATCCGCACGCTTGAGGATGAAAACCCCATCACCGGCGGCGACCGCTACTTTACCCAGGGCAACCTCGTTCCACTTGACCGCGTGGACGATATGATCGATGCAAGGATGAAGCCAACCGACCCGCGCGCTGTTCCGCCTGGCGCGGCGGGCCCGGCAAACCCGCCCACGCAGCCGGGACCGTCCGATACGTTCCGCCGCATGCTGCAAGCCAAGATAGCGGATTTGCTGCGCGAAGACATCCGCGTGGTTGATACCTATGTCGGAAAGAAACGAGACTGGCCAGAATTCTACCAGAAGCGGCAGATAACGATTGCCGAACACTTGACCCCGTTCCTTGTCCCGCTGTGTGAATGGTTCGGGCACAAAATACCGGCGACCGCTATGGCGGATGGATTGTCCGCCACGCTATGCCGTGATTCCTTGATTCTGATTGACGCGTGCGAGTTCAGTGACTGGCGCGATGGCCGACGAGCGGTTGATGCCGCACAATCCGTAATGGATGCACTACAGGAGAATAACAATGAAAACGCAGCTTAGATTTGTAAACGAGGCCGCGCCACAGATTACGAACGGCACTATTCGCGGCGTTGCGGCCGTCTACAACCGGATGTCAAACGACTTGGGAGGATTCCGTGAAATCATCCGGCCCGGCGCGTTTGACCGCAGCCTGCGCGAGATTGCCGCAGGCACCCGTGACGTTGACGCACGTATCCAGCACGAGGGTGGACTCAGTGTGTGCGGTTCTACCGCCAACGGCACGCTGCGCCTGTTCAGTGACAGCGAGGGTCTGAACTACGAACTGACCCCGCCCGACACCCAAGCTGGGCGCGATTTGCAGACCATGGTGCGGGATGGCTACCTCCGGCACTCCAGCTTTGCCTTTGAGTGCGGCGAAGACCAAGTGCGATGGGACTGGACTACACGCCCGCCCGTTGTCGAGGTGATGGACGTTGACCTGATTGATGTGGCGCCGTGTTCCCGGCCCGCGTATGACGAAACCACAGTAAAGGTTCGTAGTATGATGAAACCACCCGCAGACCTGCCGCGATTCAGTGAGACCGGAACCCGTGTCGAAATGAAAGCCGATGGCGACCGCAAGGTCGTTGAATTCCACTTGAACGATGCCGTCATGCCGAACTGGATGCGGAAATATGACCCGAACCTTGTTACGTCGGGAAGCATCATTGAAAAGCTGGCGGCGCACCCCGACGCCGAACGGATCGACCTGTTCATCAACTCACCCGGCGGCGAAGTGTTCGAGGGTCTGGCGATAATGAATGTGCTAAAGGAACACCCCGCGCCGGTGCACGTTAGCGTGCGTGGACTGGCGGCGTCGATTGCGGGAGTGATTGCCATGGCTGGCGACCACATCCAGATGGGCGCCGGTACATTCTTGATGGTTCACGGTGCTTGGACGATTGCCGAGGGCAACGCGCAGGACATGCGGAACACTGCCGCGCTTCTGGACAAGATCGACGGCAGCATTGCCGGGATACTGGCCAAGCGGAGCGGCAAGGATGCCAAGACCGTCAACAAGTGGATGAGCACAGACACGTGGTTTACTGCAGAAGAGGCTGTGGCCGCCGGGCTGGCCGACCGCGTGGCTGGTGCTGAATCCGTTGCCAGTGCAGGCGTCGAGGGCAAGCGCTGCCGGGATATGAAATTCCGCAACATCCCGGCGGAGCTGGGCGGGTCTTATCACGAGGCTGCTATCACTAATAGCACCGTCCGCGATATGCAGGCCGCAAACGAGCGAGCAATAAAAAAATCGCTTGACATCCGGCATACATTGCGTTAAAGTGTAGGCACAAAGATGAGGCCCGCTCCCGGCGGGCCGAGTCCGCATCTTGCGGCACCGCTCCCGGCGGTACATGTAAATTCAAACATGTACCGCCGTTTTTATTTGGCGGCAGCGAGACAAACAATGGAAGACGAAATTCTCGAATTGCAGGCCGAGCGCCAGCACCTCTTGATGAGTAATCGCGACATCCTTGCCCATGTCGAGAAGCGCGAAGACAAATCACTCACCGACGATGAACACCGCCTCATTGAAGACAACAACCGCGAAGCATTCGAGCTTGAGACGAAGATTACCAATCTTCAGCGGACCATCGAAGCCCGCCGCAAGGTAGAAAAACTCACCGCAGAAATGCGCGAGCAGAACACCATGCGCGACGTGCTCGCCAGCGCTGGCAACCGCCAGTCGAACGGCACGACCATCGAAACCAGTCAGTACTACAAGACTGGCCAGCTTCGTGCCTTCAGCAATGATGTCGATGCCTACAACTGCGGTATGTGGTTCGCTGCCAAGTTTCTTGGTAACGAACACGCCATCCGCCACTGCAAAGGCAAGGGCATCATGGACCAGATGCGCGCGATGGAAAATCAGCGTGCAATGTCTGAAGGCGTCAACACCTCCGGTGGTCACCTTGTCCCGGCTCCGATGGAATCATCCATCATCAAGCTGCGTGAGGAATACGGCGTGTTCCGGCGTAATGCTTTCATCTACCCGATGGCCAGCGACTCCCAGAGTGTGCCGCGTCGGACGGGCGGTGTCAGCATCGCGATTACTGGTGAAGGCACTGCACCCAGTGCACAGACCGGGCCGACATTCGACCTTGTGCAGCTCTTCGCCCGCAAGGCCGCTGGTTACGTTGCGGTATCCAGCGAACTCAACGAAGATTCCGTGATTAGCATTGCGGAATTGCTGGCCGACGAATTCGCCTATGCCTTTGCCCAGTTTGAAGACAACTGGGGATTCGTAGGTGACGGTTCCGCTACCTACGGCGGGCGGCGCGGTATCATCCCCACCGTGACGGCGGCTACCAGCACGCACAAAGCGTTCGTTGACGCCACGGCTGGCATTGACAGCTTCGCGGAAGTGACGGCGGCTGAACTGTCCCGGCTCATGGGCCGCATCGCGGGATACGCAATTCCCGGCGCGAAGTTCTACTGCTCCAGCACGGCTTACGCCACCATCTTTGAACGGCTCGCGGTATCCGCTGGCGGCAACAACAAGATGGACCTCAACGGAAATTGGGTTCCGAGCTACCTCGGCAAGCCGATTGAAATCACTGAGGTAATGTTTGCCGACGACGGCGCGACTGCGGCGGAAGCCCAGCCGATGCTGCTGTACGGTGACATCCGCAAGTGCGCCACCATGGGTGAACGTCGCGGTATCACGATGAAGACCAGTACTGAAGTAAAGATACTGGAAGACCAGATCGTGGTGCTTGGCAACGAGCGCATTGACATCAACTGCCACGACATCGGCACGACCACCGTTAAAGGACCGATTGCGGTTCTTTACGGTAACACCGCCTGATAGGAGCCTGAGCAATATGCTTCAACTTCAAAACAGAATCAAGTCGGCCATCATGGTGGCGCCGGTATCCGTTGGTACCTCTGCCGTCACCGGTTACGTTGACACCCACGGCGCCGACGAAATCATCGTTGACGTTTACGGTGCGACCGATGCCGCTGCCGATGTATTTAGCAGCCTGAAACTTCAGGACGGCGCAACGACTTCGGCGTTCACCGACCTGACCGGCGCGATTGGTGGCACTTCGTTCACCATTCCCGCACCCAACACCAGCACGCCGGACATCATCCGGTTCCACATCAGCCGAGTAAAGACTCCTGCACTCCGGCGTTACCTCAACGTCTCACTTGCCTGCACCACGGCGCGTATCGTCGGAGTGGTGGCGCACATGGGACGCCTCGGTTCGACCCCTGACACGGCGACCGAGGAAGGCGTAACGACCTTCGTTCAGGTGTAACAAACTTCCTTCCCCGAGTCGTGGCGCGGCTCTGCTCCGGCATCCGCGCCACGATGGGAAGGACAACAACGATTCTGGGAAGGATCAGAAATGAAGAAGCAAGACAAGGCAGCATTAAACGTGCTGGCCAACATTGAAAAGAACACGCGGGCGACGCTGCCCGACTCCCTAAAATTGAATCTAGGATCTGGCGACTATCCGATTGATGGCTATGAAAACATCGACCGCAAGACTGGGCAAGAAGTTTACCCGCTTGCTATGCCGGACGCCTGCGCGGAAGAGATTCGCGCCAGCCATGTGCTTGAGCATTTCAGCCACCGCAAGGTAGAAGACGTACTCCGCGAATGGGTACGCGTACTGAAGCCCGGCGGCATACTGAAGATTGCCGTGCCTGACTTCGACTTGATTTGTCAGTGGCACGCAGCCGGGCAAATTGAACATGCCGAGCACTACTTGATGGGCGGACACGTTGACGACAACGACCATCACGGCACGGCGTTCACAAAGCAGTTTCTCTGTGAGTTGTTTTGCGCGCTAGGACTTGAAGACGTACGCGAGTGGGCAAGCGATAACGTCGATTGCAGTTCGCTTTCTATCAGCCTGAATCTGCAGGCTAGGAAGCCCGTCGCGGTTGACGTGAAAGCTGAAGGGCTGCACTGGATTATACCGAGCGCGCGCTATGGCCCGTCCATCTTCCACAAGTCGGTATACGATGCGATGAACGAGATCGGCGGCGAGGTTCACATGACCGGCGGCTGCTTCTGGAATCAGCACCTTTGCCCGGCCATGGAAGGCGCGGCAAACCATCCCGGATGCAAGTACGTGTTGACGTTCGACTACGACAGCGTGTTCACCGTGGAAGACATCCGCACGCTCTACGCCATCATGGAAACGCACCCGCACATTGACGCGCTATCCCCGCTCCAGTCTCATCGCGGCATGGATACTCCGCTGTTCACGACGATTGAACAGAAGGGAATTATACCCCGCTCTTGGCTGGACCAACTCGCATTCCCTGCGGCAACGACGCACTTCGGATTGACCATGATTCGCCCCGACAAACTGCGCGCACTGCCACACCCTTGGATGGTTGGCGTGCCGGACGCAACGGGCCGATGGGGCGCGGACCGGGTGGACCCGGATATTTATTTCTGGCGCAGGTGGCGAGAAGAAGGCAACACGATTTACGTATCGCCCCGTGTATCGATTGGGCACGTTGACGAAATGATTCTATGGCCGAGCGCAAAAGACTTGACCCCCATTTACCAAAAGAGTAGCGACTACTTGCGCTACGGAAAGCCTCTGGAGGCGAAATGAAAAAGTGGTATCGAATACTGAATGCATTCGCGGCATACTCGCGCAACGATGTGATTTGCCCCGAAGGTCTGAACCGTGAATCGCTTCAGGTTCGCGGCTGGATTACGCGGCACCCTGTATTCATTGGACCGCGCAAACCAACGGCTGAAGATATCGCCGCGTGGGCCGCTGCGCAGGCTGCGCCCGCCCCCGCCCCGGAACCGGAGCCCATCGACGATATCAGAGACGACGAAGACGACGTGCTGATTGAGACGGCCGTTGCCCCGGAACCAATCACCGCCGCCATCCCAAGCGGACGCAGAGGCCGCCATGGTCGTTGAAGCAACCATTACCAAGGCCGACCTCGCGAAGTGCGCTGAGCACTACGGCAAGCTGAACGCGGACGTATTTCAAGGCAACGCGCCGGGCACTGTCATCTATAAAACCTTCATCGGCACGATGGACCTCGATACCCGCGCGCTCGTGGGCGCCCATTACTTCGCTGTTGTGAAGGCTGACTCTGAGGCACCCG